AACTTGTTGTGACCATTGTAATGAATATGTATTAGTTCCCGCATTGTACGTTACTGCAGTATTACCACCAGATGCTGCACCATTATTATAGTAACTTGTTTGTGCAGCTTGTGCCGGTACTACAATGTTTCCACTATCACTACCCGCTGAAGGACTTGGTAATGTTGCACTTGAATCTATTGTTACTTTATTTTGACCGGCTGAATCTTTTAATTCAATAAATCCAGTACTATATAAATAAGTTTGTGAATTTGATGAACGTAAATATCCATTACCAATTTCCCATCCTCCAATATTTCCAGATATAGTTGTTATATTTCCATTTACGGTTAGGGTATTATTTGCTGCATTAAAATTTAATTTGTTACTTAATGAAAAATAACCACCATCATTTATATAGAATCCAGTATCTGCATTATACCAATTTCCTGCTCCTGAATATATTGCTTTGTTTAATCCACTAATTGTTAATGCACTAGTACCACCAACCTTTACTGTATTTGAAAAATACCCATCGGCTCCTGCTATAATAGGAGATACGATACTTTGTCCTGAAATTAATGTTCCCCCGCTATAAGAACCATTTGCTATATTATCTGCAATTGTTTTTGCATTTGTGTATGCTGTATTTGCTGATAAATATGCTGAATGCGAAGCGTTACTATATGCTCCTGCTGCCATTATAAATGCACTTGATGATGCATTTGTGTATGCACCACCTGCTATTGTAAATGCGGAGGCGGATGCATTTGTGTATGCACCACCTGCCATTGTAAATGCGGAGGCGGATGCATTTGATTGTGCTGTATTTGCAGAATTAGTTGCCATTGTAAAAGCAGAGGCAGATGTTGCTGCATCACCACCGGTAACGTTAATAATACCATTTATAGTTAATACACCATTTGCCCAAGTTAAAGCATTGGTTCCAGGTCCACTTAAATAAAAGTTACCATTGTTAGCCATATAGGTTTTCCAATCAGTTCCATTGTAATATCCTAAATAAGATGAGCCTAAATATAACCCCGATGTACTACCTACCAAAACAACAGGTGGTCTATTTATTAAACCAGTTGTAGAGGTAAATATATTTGGTGCTAAAGAATTACTAACATTATTTGCTGCATTTGAACCCGAAGTTACTGCGTTTGCAGCTGCCGTTGCAACACTACTTGTTGTTGCAGCATTTCCACCTTGAATATTAATTACACCTTGAACTTGTAATGTTCCTAATGAACTATTCCAAGCTAAAAAATTATTGTTTGAACCAGTAAGATAGAAATCACCCTGATTATCCATATATGTTTTCCAACTACTTCCACTATAAAATCCTAAATAAGTTGAACCTAAATATAATCCATTTATTGTGGATGATGTTGTTGGTGTTTTATTTAATTTACCATTTTCATCTGTAAAAATAAATTTCTCTAAATATGCGGATGCTGAATAAACTGTAAAAGATGAATTAGATACTGAACTACTAATATTTGATAAGGATGCACTTAATGATGAGGATAAAGTTGATAATGATGTACTTACTGATGAACTTAAATTAACTACACTTCCACTTACTACATTGATAGAACTACTCAATGAACCACTTACTAAATTTATAGATGTGCTCACCGAACCACTTAATGTAGATACCGATGCACTTGTAAATAATGATGCCGTAAATGTTGATTGAGAAATACTACTACTTAAAGATGCACTTGTTGCGGCAATACTGCTACTTACACTTTGTGATGTTGATGAAATACTACTACTAACTGATTGTGATAATGCAGTTAATGCCGCGTTTGATGATGATGCTGAACCACTAATCAACGCCTGTGTTAAACTATTGCCCCCATTAAATGTTGCACTTTGTGTTACTGCAACTGGAACATAATTATTGTTTATATCATAAAATTCAAACTTAAAATTAAAAATATCATTACCTAATATAGTTGGCATTGATGTAATAAAACTAATTTCGTTTGGGGAGAATGCGGTATCTTGTGAAAGGTTTAACGATATATTTCCAACATGCCATTGGTTTGTTCCAGATGATTGTGATAAGTATAAACTTGCAGTTGGTTCATCCTTTGGTATTTTAAATGCAGTTATAGTTGTTTCAAAGTTTTTAGTTGGAATTGAACCACTAAATGTTGTAATTGGAATTTCACCATTTTGAGTACCACTTATATACGCTACTAAATTTGTTGCACTTGAACCTGTATAAAATACATCTAATTGTAATTCATATGTATTTGAACTAAGTAAATTTAATGATGATGTAAAACTGAATTTACCACTACCACTTAATTGTAAACCATTTTCAACATTGGTTGTATCTAATACGGCGTACAATGAACTTGTATTCCAAACTTTACTTAAAGTATCAGGACCAAATGTTCCTGCATTTCCAACTACACTCCCACTTAATTCATATGTAGTTAAAAGATTTTTAGCTTCTATTGAAATATCTTGTATTAAATCATAATCCGATATATCACCTTCGGATGTTCTATATACTTTAACTCTAGCTACATCTCCGGCGAATGTATCTAATTGATTTACAGTTATACTTGCAAATGATTGTGTTACTAACGATGCTACTTTACTACCACTTACAATTGAATATAATGGTTGTAATAATTCTGTAATTGTAACTACCGGTCTTTTTTTAAATCTTACTCTTGTAGTGTTGGATAATGCTGGATTAATATTAACTCTACCCTGCCACTTTACATTATATTTGTTTTGCCAATCAATTGGAACATTTACATTTTTAGTATTAAGTTCACCTAAAATTGTAATTGTTGCCGGTCCAAATGCGGTTTCGGTTGGATAAACATATACTGCTACTACTTTAGAATTACCTTCATAGTATTCGTTTGGACTACCATCTGAAAATTCATGATAAACAATATTGCCAGCTGCATCTCTAATTTGAATTTTTATTTCTGAATTCGCTTCTAATAAATCAGAACCTGCTATTAGGAATGCGTTTTTACCTCCTGAAAAAGAATCGGAGAGTTCACTTATATTAAAGTATTCTGAATTTATTGAAGTATCTGTAATTAGTGTCTGTACTAATTCTAATTTTTCTTCGGGTGCAACTTTTATATCAACGGCCATTTATAGAATGTATTTCTTATAAATATTCCATTTATTTATTATTATATATAAATGAAGTTAAAATAGCAAATCGTTTAAAGTTATCATCTAACACTTCGGTTACTTCGTGTTTTGGATTTGCGGTTGTAAAATCTAATACTGCCAATGCACCAAACTCTGGTTTTACTACAACATTACCATTTATAACTAATTCACCACCATACCCATCCTTATAATCTTCATTTAAATAAAGTAAAATATTACATATTTTATTTTTACTAATACCATCTTGATGTTGATTTATATAACATTGTTTATTATACATAGTATAAGATAAATGACAATTTTCTAAATCGTATAAATCAGCAGGATAACATTCTTGTATTAAACTTCTAAAAACTTCATCTTTAATAAATTCTACTTCATCTCTATCTAAAAATTTATATAAATTATGATTAGAATACCAGAATTGCCATTTCTTTAATGGTGCATATTCTTTTTTTAATTCCTCTAATACTTCAAAATCGGTATCATGTGTGTAACCCGTTTCACCACAAGACGTATGTGTTGCATCTCTAAATTCTATATCTTTTATTTTACTAAAAATTTGTTTTAGTTTTTCAGTTATAGTAGGATTTATTGTTGTTGTATAATATCCTTTACTTGTTAATTGATTGTGTATTTTTTCATTCATAGAAATAAATATCTATTTATATTGAATTTGAGAAAATCCATCTACTTTTTTAATCTCAACCAATGTATCTACAATATCTCGCATTGCATCCAAGTGAGAAATGATATTAATGAAATCGAATTGTGTTTTAAGGTAATCAAACATCATAAATATAGATTGTAAATTGTCACTATCTAATGTACCAAATCCTTCATCAATAACTAAAAAGTTTGGACGAGGTAAATTACATACATTAATAAGTGCAACTCTAATTGCTAATCCACTTACGAATTTTTCCATACCACTACACATCTCTAATGGCCAATGTTGGTCCTCATAAACAATCCTAGCGTTCACATTCTTGCCACTCATATCAAATACGATACCAAACTCTACAATTTGCTGTAAGATGTTATTAACCTCACCTTCTATCACCGGTAAAGCCTTTGCAATCAATTCATATGAAACACCATCTCTCTTAACTGCATCTAAGTAGTATTCGTAGATTTGGAACTTTTCTTCTAAATCTTTTGCTTCTGTCATCTTATCGGTAACTGATGTAATATAAGATTGTGTTTGAACTATCTGTCCATTCATATCTAATAATCGTGCAGCTATCTCTCTTAGGTCTTTACTAACTCCCGCTAACTCTTGTTTCTTAATATCAATTTGTTCCTCTAATGAATCATTGTTTTGAATAGTAGTTTCGTTAGCGTGGTATCTTTCAATATCTAATTCTACTGCTGTTAATTGTGCTTCATACAATTCTTTTTGAGTAATCAATCCACTTAATTCTAAGTATGTAGTTTTATGAAGGGCTTTACCTTTTTCCAATTTAGATTTGTAATCTTCAAATTGAGAATATTGTTCATCAATACCTTCCCAAGAATCTAAAGTTTGTTGAATACCAGTTGCATCAATTGTTGCTTGTTTAAGTGCTTCTTTCAATTGAGGTAATAACTCTTTTACTCTCATTGCATCTTTTACAAAAGTATTATCACAACAAAACTTACAATTAGGGTCATATTCATGATTATCCAAATGTTTTATCGTTTCTTCTGCGGAACTTAGGTGTACTTTTGCAATATCATAAATTTTCGTAGCTTCAATTAAATCCTTTTGTTGTTGTTGATAGTTGGAATATACAACATCTATATCAATACCATTAAATTGTTTTTTACTATCAATTGCAATTGTCAACTCAGCCATTACATCCATTATCTTACCAATACTTAAAGATTTGGTTTGTATAGTTGCATCGGAGCCTGTGATTTGGGATTGTAAAGTTGATTGTTTACTTTCTAATTCAGTAATATCTAAGTTACCATCAATAGGAACTAATTGAGCTGATAGATTAGTTATTTCTTCATTCAAATCATCTTGTCTATCTTCGTAACCTTCTTTCTCAATTTCAAATTCCTCATACTCATCCTTTAAGGTTTCTAATTTATTTTCAGCAATTGCTAATTCAGATGTAAAATCAGTTCTCTTAAAGTTTCTTAATAAGACCTGAACTTCTTTAATATCTTCACTTGCTAAATCATATAACTTATCAAATACATTAATACCCATAAACTGAGCTAATAAATCCTTTCTTTCTGATTGTGATTTATCAATGAATAAAGAATTGTTTCCTTGTAAAGATAATGCAGTTAATACAAAATCCTCATACTTTCCTAAATAAGATTCAATTACTTTATCCGTTCCTCTACGTTCATCACCATTTAAGTTTACAATTTCGCCACCCTCTATTTTCCAAAAGTTTACATCACATTTAACCGCATCACCTTTCTTTGTAGTTTTAGCAGTTCTCTCAATAAAAAATCTCTCATCATTAATATCAAACTCTAACTTACAACTAAATGATGTTTTACGATTGTTTAGAATGTTAGCTGCCTTAAATGCTCTACTACTTTTATCAAATATACAAAATGAAAGAGCATCAAATAAAGAGGACTTACCACTAGCGTTTGGAGCGAACACCCCCATTAACCCTTTCATATTCTCAAAGTTAACGATATTATCCTCACCATAAGAGAACATATTATCAAACTCAAAACGAATTGGTTTCCAAGCTATGTTCTTAACTAAATCATCATCGTTTAATCGTTTGTTTAGTTTATTGTTCAAATCCTCAATCTTACCTAATGTTTCATTATCCAACATATAGTTTCTACCTAAGTAATCTTTAATAAGACCGGCTTGGTATTGAGGGTCATTCACATTACCTACGTTTAATTTACCATCTTTGGTACCCGTCCTTAAACGAGCCAAAGTGTCGGTACGAGTAATAGTGAACTCATCTACTTTATATTTCTTTTTAATCTCCGTAGTAACTCTCTTAATATCTGCTGCATCGGTTTTAGATACGAACACTCTAAGACGAGGTTTCATTGGCATATCGGTTACATCTGGCACAACACCATTCTCAACGTGCAAAGTATAATAACCATAATCATTCTGAACATCTACATATTCAACTGATAAATCATCAACATTCCAAATAGCATAACCATGCTTGTCTAATGCTTCACCATGATTCTGTTGTATTAAAGAACCTGGATAAACTACTTTACATCCTTCAGGAGAAATCATAGTTTGTCTTCTATGTATATCCCCTAATAAAGCTAAATCATATCCATCAAACATTTCTGATGTAAAATGACGAGAGGAAATTGTATAACCAACATCCGTAGTTGCATCTAATACCGGTCCATGAAACAATGCAATATTTTTAGTATCTGATGTTAATGGTTTAAATATCCAATTCTCTTTATCATCAAAAATGGAGAATGTATCAAATCTTACACCCCCATAGGTATAACTTTGAGTATTTCTTAAATAAGTTAAATTAGGTAAATCTAATGCTTCTACAATTGGAGTTAATACATCCAATCTACCAGCATTGTTTAAGTTACAATCGTGGTTTCCAGCGATTAATATGGTAGGACATAATTCACAGCACTTCTTAAGAAAATAATTTATTTCGTTAAGAAGCTCCGGTGACATTTCTAATTTTGCGTGTGCTAAGTCTCCCGCTAAATAAATAAGAGAGTCATCGACTCCCTTAGATTTAATATCATTAAATAATCTGTCAAATACCTCTCTATATTCCTGGTGTCTTTTTAGATTTCTAATGTGAATGTCTGCAATGTGATAAATCCTTTTTAATTTATTCATTTATATTTTATTTGATAAATTCTATTTTAATATACTACTACTGAAATTAGATAGTTTTTCTCTTAATACTGTTTCCCAACTTAAAGTTACGGAATTTTTCTGATATTTCAAAATATTTTGGAAGGTATTTTCACCGGCATCTTTACTATCTAACTTAATGTTCCTCACCGACTTTACATATGGTTTTATTTTATTATATAATACCATTGCATCCTCTTGTGCATCACTATCCAAACAAATGTAGATATCAGGATTGGTATTTTTAATAGCCCCCATTAATGTTTTTTGTACAAATTTACCTAATAACGGGATAGAATTTCTTTTTAAAGCAATTGCATCAAATACACCTTCACATAAAGTAATAGGTTGTTTCCAATCAATTTGATTAAAAAATACTATAACATCCTTAGATACAGGTGGATTTTTATATTTTTGTTTCTCTTCTGCAAAGATACTTCTTGCTATAAAATAATTTAATTGATTTCTACTATCATATGAAGGAACGATAATTCTACCACCATATAATCCTGTTGGACAAAATCCTATGTTATATTTAATGATATGTTTTTTAGTAATACCTCTTTGTTTAAGATATGATATTGCATTTCTTTCTAATGGATTTGTAATACTATTTGATAATTCTAATGCAGATTTAAATTCAGATGGTAAAAATAATTGTGATGTGTTTTCATCATCTTCTTCTGCAATTTCTGCTGTTATTTTATCTAACAATTCTTTTATAGAACCACCCCAATCATCTTTTAATTTTTTTCTAACTTCTTCACTCATTCCACATCTACCAATCAAATCACTTAAGTCAAAATCACTCATTCCAATTCTCTTACCTAAGTACATAAGATTACCACCTGCATTACAAGTCCAACAATGAAACTTAAAAGTCTTATCATTTATTTGTAGTTTAGGTTTGTGGTGATGACAGAAAGGACAATGGTATGCATACTCATTTTTCTTTAGAGGTTTGCTTGGTCCTATGTATTTATCAAAAAGTTGTATTATCTCCATATACCAAAGATATGGAAAATAGTCCGAATTACCAAATTATTCTGAGAACCATTCTTCTGGTATCAGCTTATCGGCATACTTAAATCCATACTTGTCACACCAATCGGAGTAAGTTGTTTTGGATTTTTTGTTAATTTTGTTCTTTGAATTGGTAAATACAAAACGAATATCTATGGTAGGATTTTGTTCTTTAACTAATAGATGTTTCTTTCTATCGGCTAATACAAACCTACCTTTCGTTTCTACCCTAATGTTATTGGGTAATTTAAAATCCGGACTATATGTGTGAGGTGAGGAAGGTATAATATAATTAACCTTTTCAGTTTCGTATTCTACTTTAATTCCTTTACTCTCTATTTGTTGGGAAACGGTATCTTCTAATCCACTCTTATAACCATTCTTCTTTGCTACCCAACCCTTTTTTGTAACTTTTTTTGTCATTATTATTTTCTAGGTGTAACCGCTTCATAGTTTTTCTTAGGAGTATATGGTGCGGTTACATTACCATTTAAATTTTTTTTCTCTAAAGCCTTTTCACTTAAATCAAATTCAGATATACCACCTAATTGTTGCTTTGGAGTAAATCCCGATGTTTTAGCATTACTATCAACTTTTGCTGCGATGCCACTTTTATTGTATGTGTCTATTATTGCCATTGTGTTTTGTTTTATATAAATATACGTTAAGTATCAAATCGAATCAAAAAGTTTACAGGAAGGTCTGGAGTTGATTTAATAGGGGTTGCTAATTTAGCTACTGCTACCATATCCATATTATCATCATATAAACCAATAGTTGTAATGTAAGGTGCAATAAAAGAACCAGTAGGGTCCATTGATGAACTATATTCGTATGCATTAAAAGAAGGTAATTGATAATTATCACTATATGTAGTTTTTTTAATTCCTTCGAATGTAGTTGATATAGAACCTGTTATAACATTAGTTGCAATCGTAGCGGTTGGATTAGTTGATACATTAAATTCATCCTCGCCAACAATCAACAATACTTCGTTTTCATAAATAGTAGTAGTTGATTTGTATGAACCGCTAAACGTACTTAATGAATTGTATCTTACTCCACCTAATTGTGTTAATTTTGTTATAACAATTAAACCATGTGAATAAAATACATTACCAATAGTAGGTACATCAAATGTTTTCTTTTTAAATACACCTAAAAAACTAATAGTACCCGCTTCTACATCTATTGTTAATAAATAAAAAGCAGCTTCATCATCTACAAATAATGTATTAGTTTCAATATCTAACGATAATATTGTACTTTGAATTTCATTATTATTTGCATCGTAAAATATAAATTCACCCGTTTCAATATTGATTAATTTAAAATTATATGAACTATAATTTGATATTAAATTACCATGACCATCATCAAAAATAGTTTCATTTAATTCGTTATCATAAATGTTTATTGAAAATGGTTTTATTTGTTCGCCATATTTTATTTGCGGTATTGCTATAACTCTTGCTCTATCTACTAATAATCTTTGTTTAGCATTATCTATTGTAGTTGTAGTTGGTTTTATATCACCATAAGATGTAAATGGATTATTAGGGTCTCTATAATACATTGTATATAGTTGATGATATAATCCCTTTTCATTTAATTCAGTAGATGTTAATAAATCAGCACTTGCCGTATAATTTTCTCCACTCAAAGTTGTTACATAATCAATTGAAGTTGAATCACTGGTAACATCCCAATTTTTATAAGCCTTAAAAGGTCTTAAATTAATATCTGATTTAGGTATTTGTTTTAACATATCTTATATAAATATCTTATTAAACAAAAACCCAACTTTTTAGGGTTGGGTTCTTAATTATGTGTTTGGTTTTTGTCCTACGATACTCCCAAACAAATATTTTATTAGAAATCTAACTTAACCTTTAATAGTAATTCTTTACTAAAAGATTTAGCGATTGGTTGAGATGTTTTAGCTACTGCTATTAATTCATTTGAATCATTATATAAACCAACCGTAGTAGGATATACATAAGGTTCTGCTTTGAAAGTAGGATTGGCCATTGAACCCGTTGCATCTACAAATGTAGGGTTATTAGAAAAATTAAATTCTCTATTGTTAACTCTTACAAAGTAGTGTGCCGTTGATACGTTTTCAATTCTTCTTGCTTCAAAATTTGCACCACCACTAATTGCATTAAAAAACTTATGTGAATCATATGAATCCACTCCTGTTCCAGATGGAGTAATGGTTTGTGCACCCAATGTAGCCGCCAATGCGGTTGGGTTGAATACTAAAATACCATAATCAGGATAGAATTTACCAAATCCTTGTTGATTAGATGCGGTGTATGTGTTTATAACCGAATCAATATTTTGTCCTAAATTTAATGTACCACTTACAATGTTGTACTCATTTGTACCTGCATTAGTAGTATTGAATTTTTCATTACTATTATCTATGAAAGTAAATGAACCACTAGTTCCCTTTAAAGTAATCTGCCAGTTTCCAGCATCCATTCTTTCTCTATAATTAGAACGAGCTACATTAATTACATATATTTCATCAGTTGCGTAACCATCCGGTGTACTAGATGAATAAAAATAAAAACTAGTTTCCGCCGTATCAGTTAATAAAGCTCTATATTGAAAATAAGTTGCTTTAGTTGCAAATGTAGTATTTGGATTATTTGTGTATGTTGCAGAACCACTACCATATTTATGTCCGTATGCTACTGAAAATTCAATAGAACTTGTAGCTGCCGATGCATATACATTATGATAGTAATTAGCCGTTGCTGAACCACTCATACCCGCAATAGATGTAGAAGAACCGGTAAAAAAAGTATTTAAACTTCCACTATCATCACTCCATAATCCAGTTGTTACGATTTCATTTTTAGCAGTTACAATATCAGTTGTATTGAATTTTTTGTATACTGAGTTTGTTGTTACTCCAGTTTCTGCTACTAATTGCTCACCTGTTGTAAGATAAGTATTAATAATAGTAGCCAATTGATTTGTATCAATAACCCCATTAGCTGATTGCTTTTGTTGGTTAAGATATGTTGCTAAATCATTGGTTAATTGTGTTCCGGTATTTGTACCTAAAGTTGCCATATTCTTTTATTATATTTTTATGCTATTGTATAAGTAACTGTTACAGGTATAGTTACACTACCACCAGTTTCGTTACCAAATATAGTCAATGTTGTTGTTAATGTTGAAGTCAATGAACTATTAGGAATAAATGTAAATGTTAATCCTTTTACAACTTCTGCAGTTGCAGTTACACTATTACTGAAAGTATTTGTTGTTGTAGTTACATTTGTTAAACCTGCTCCTACAATACTACCCGCATTTTTATTACCTAAAACCGCCGTATACCCACCATTCATATTTCCTGCTGGAGATGTTGAAGGATTAATTGGATATTGTCCTCCGGTTGTTTTAGCTGCAATACCAGTAACATTTAAAGATACTTGTGGTATTCTTGTTGTGTTTTTTGGTAAAGTTACTAATTTATATTTCAACGCCTGAGTTTCATCAGGAGATGCTTCTAATACCGGTGTTTTCAAAATTGCATTATCATAATATGCAGAACCTTTTGGATGTGCTGCATCATATAATAGGTAATCAATTTCATCATCACCCAATGCAAATTGACTAATTGCTAAAGGTTGTCCAGCTGCTAATTTCTCTCTACCTTTTTTGGTAAGGATAGCATCTACTGTAATTGTTGTGTTATCTAAGTATGCCATAGTTTGTTTATTATTCTTTTATAAATATATAAAATATTTTTTTGTTACATTATTTTTAATCTACTTCTAAGATTGGTTCGTTATTACTTCTACCTTGTGCCGTTACTCTTAATGTAGTTGGGTTAGTTACAAATGATTCAACCGCTTCTTTACCATCAATTGTAGTGTTTATTGTTTGCTTAGAACCTCTATAAAACAAATTCTGAGTTCCGGTATGTTTCTCTCCTTTATAAATATAATGAGATGGTAAATATCCACTAGCGGTTTGTATTGCAATAATATTTCCACCAATTGTTAATCCTACACTTGTATTAAAATCTTGTACTATTAGTTCTTGTGAATATGATGAGGTTACAACATTAGCTTCACTACCACTTACACCATTTTGATTTAATTGTGTAAGAATAGTATTTTGTTTTGTTACTATAAATGCTCTTACACCCTTTGATTTAAATGTGCCATTTTCTTCATAATGATATTTACCATATCCATTATTAAAATAAGTATTATATCCATAATTAATATAGTTATCATCCATTCCGATAATTTGACCAGCGTTTATTAAATCAAGTTCAGTTGTTATTGTTGCTTCATTTCTTCTATAATCAATCTCAGCTTCATATGTAATGTATTGACCGGTTGCTATATCTAATATAATATTATCAATATTTGCATCATATGTATCATACTCACCTTTAAAATTATAAACATTTGATGCCGTTAAAAATACATCATATCCTAAATTTATACCACTAATATTTTCTAAAGAACCAGATAAACTTAAATCCGTATTTAACACATCAAACGTACTACTTACTTCTGTTATTGTAGTATCAGTAATTGTTCCTTCATGTTGTTCATTAATTGCCGTTGGTTTATTTCTTTTAACTTTACTTCTTTCTAAAAAGTGCGGTGCTATTAATAATCCTTCTGTTACCTTTGCTCTTGCCGGCAGCATTTCTTTAAGATTAACAAAGAATGATTTATCAAAGAATTTAATTAATTTAATAAAATCATAAATGTTTCTATTAGATACTCTTTCAAAATAATATTCTCTAAGTGTATCTAATTTTTTATATGTGTTTTTATAATCATCTGAAGGGTCACCAATATAATCATCCAAACTTCCACCACCTAATGATTTTGCAATATCTAAATCTAAATCTTTATTAGGTGAGAAAAATATACCAACTCTATTTGAATCCATTTTAGCGGTATCAAATGCTTTTTTAGTTGCTCTTTTAACAGGAGATAAATCAACACCAACACTTCCGGTTATTTTTTCACCTGCTAATGTGTATTGTGATTCAAATCTAATTTTATCATTTGATAATCTATTAGCACCTGTATTTGGTAGAGTAATTGTTACATCTTTATCAATGTATTTGTAGTTCCAATGTTGTGAAGAACTACTATTATATTGTGATGCGGTATCAAATCCACTTGCACTTACATCGTTCATATAAGTTGCAATAGGTGCTACGTTTTTAATTTTAGAAATTTCAGAACCAGATGGATATAAAGAGTGTGGATTTTCAAAATCTAATCTTAATAATAAATCTTCGGTAGAACTTTTCATTGTATTTCCTACAATAACCTCACTACCTAATACATGTATATCAAATATAGAAGAACTTAATGCAGTTTTCCATATTCTAACTTCATCCATTTCTCCATTAAAATTACCAAATACAATTTGAGAACCACTATTCCATGCCAATGTACCACTACCTGTTACACTACCTTGTTTTACTATTCTATCTTTTTCTGCATTTCCATAATAAGCCGTATATGCACCATTTTGATTATTTACTAATATAGAATGAAAATTACCATCAAAGAATGAATATGCAGATGATGATAAAATTGTTGTTCCATTCACTTTTAATTGTAAACTACCAATTTGATTAGTTGTGTTTGCTCCACCACTTATAAATAATTTAAATCCACTGCCACTTACTAAATCTACCGATGATGAATATGTTGGTTTAACTCTAAATTCAATTGCTTGCGGTGCTCCACTCCAACTAGACGTTAAATATGAACCGGTATTAAATACTAAGGTAGAACTTAATGTTTCATATGTAAAAGTAGAAGGTGCCGCATCATCTGCAACAGGTCCACCAAATTCCAGTATGGTTAACATTGATTGTGGAATACCATATGAACTCATCAATGCTTTTATACCACGTTTAGAACCTTTATGTTTTAATAAATAAGGTAAATTATTTGCAATTCTTCTCCAAATAGTTTTTGTATATTGTTCAGGTGTAATTGTATATCCATCGGCATCATTTAATACACTTTTACCATCTACAATACCAACACCGTCACCATTATAACCAAACAAATATCCCCATAAGTTTTTATTTGAATTTAAATTTTTAGCATTCCAACTAAATGATTCTAAATAGTTATAAAGTAATTCATCATTAATACCATATGAATTAGTTTCGGTAATCATCCTTTGGTCTGTCATACCTTTAATATAACTCCAAAGAATATCAAAGTGGTTACCCACCATATCTAAGAACAATAAGTAATCTGAATTGTTTTCATCTTCACTTATAAATTGTGGAATATTATTTTTTAAAGCATTAAGGTTCATATTATCATAAACCGATGCAGAATCCATAGTACCTAAATACCAATTAGTAAGTGTTGTATTTGGATTAGTAATATAAGTTGTACCATCATTACTAAATGCAGTTTCTCCACTTTCTAAATTAAATCTACCACCAGGAAATGATTGATATGAAGCACTATCTGCAGTGAATACCAATGAACTACTTACTAAGTTATTTTCCCAACCATCAAACCCACTAACTAATGTAGATAATTTTTCAGAATATTTTGTTACATCCTGTATTACATTAATACTTTGTGTTTGTTCGTTATATAGTACATCAGTTAAATAACCAATTCTATCCTCATAGTATTCTGCTAATTCTTTTTTATATTTAAAGTTTGCTAATCTTTCAACTGCACTACTATATTTTATAAAGTTAGAAAAATTAGAATAATCTATATTAATTCTATCTGTTTCTACAAAATTTTGTGAAAGTAATTTATCTACAATTTGTTGAGATGATTCACTACCACTTAATATTAAATCATCGTATGATTCGTATATTGTAGATTGACCCTTTACATAATCAACTTCTATATTAAAGTTTGGTGCTCTTAATGGTAATGCATTTGTTTCCGGTTTACTACTTACTACTACTCTTTGGATAATAGGCAAAGACATTAAACGAGATACCCATAATGTATCATTCTTGTTTATATTAGCAGGTAATGCTTCATATAATTTTAATACAATACTTTTACTTATTTCACCATCTGGAATACTATTACCTACACTATCTTTTTTGAATTTGGTAAATGTACTGTAATCTATATCCCAATTAGAAACTAATATTTCTTTGTCATCAATATCAAATGAAGCTAAGTGAGATAAATATTTTTGTTCGTTTCCTAATGATAAGTTTAAATTAACGGCAATTGCATCAAACAAACTAGTTTTTAAATCTTGGGTAGAAACATATATTTGTTCATCTTCAAAATTAATAGTAATTCTTTCTATTTCACCTTTAACATTTCCATTATACGGAATAATTAATAAATCTAATGGTGAATTAATTATTTTTCTATTTTTTAAATCTTTATAGTTTAAACTAATAAAATCTTTATTAGAAAACTTTCCTAACGCAGTATTAGCATCTTCTTTAGAATGATATACTAATACAGTAGTTGCTAAATTGGACTCAAATGTTACTTTAAAATTAACATCACCAAATGTATATGAGGGTATGTATACATCGGTAGGATAATCAATTTTATCAATTATCGGTGTATCAAATATTTTAGATAAGGTAACAATAACATATTCCACATTTCCATCGCCATATAAATTGGAACTTGGAACTAATGCTATTTTAAATGCACCCTCATTATTTAAAAAATCTTTCTTTAAATCTAAATCTATTTTTGTACGAAGTAAACCTGTCGCACTTACTGCTACATTATATTGTTTATACGGTGTAGTTACTTTAACAAAATCTGTATTTTTTAAATCAAAATCAATTGTAATTAATTTAGAATCGGTTGTAGATGCATATATTGATTCTAAAATACTTTGTTGTATTGTATTAGTAGTTAATTTTAATACTGGATAATCTGCATTATCTGGTTCTACTTCTACTAAGATTAAAATGTTTTTATTAAAAACCGATGCATCAATATTAAATACCGTATCATTTACAACATTGAAATCACCTAAATTTAAATCAGAATTTTCACTAAATTTGTCAGTATATTGCCATCTAATACTTTTAAATAAAAATTTATCAAATCCACTAAGTTCTATTTTAACAGGACCCGCTACCCCATTGGAATTTGCAAACCTTACTTCATTTTGTATTTTTGTATTAACTACTCCATTTGGTACATCGCTTGAGGTAACTTTAATATTTACTTCATTATTTAATATATCGTTTTTGTAATTTGAGATAAATTGAATAGCTTGTGTAATTGTATTTGTTACTACTTTTACCGCAACTTTATCTAAATCAAATTGTAAATCGGTGGTCAATGGTAATTCATAATCCGTACTACCTTGATAAACATTATCACCATTAAATTGTTGTATTTTAATACCAGGAATATTTACACTTTCTGTTTTTTCTACTAAACGTGTATTAATACCACCACTATTCCAGCCATCATAATACCCCATCCCCCCAACTCCTGAATTTCCACCCATCCCCCCAAACATAGAACTGCCGGCATTAAATCCAAAATTACCACCATAATCAGTTACCCATTCACTTGTACGAATATATTTTGGAATTACGGTCTTTACTAGTGCAGAATAATTTTTTGATTTAAAATTATCATTTACAATTGGTTTAATTAAAAGTGTATCGTTAATTGTATTTGAATCAATTAAAACAGTAGCACCTTCTTGATATACATTATTTTGTATATTGAATGTAATTTGATTTTTAAATTCACTTATATTGGATAAGTTTAATTTTATATCACTTCCGGGGGTTGATTTAGGCACAGGCACCGGCATTCCAACATCACCACCAAATCCACCACCACCACCAAATCCACCACCACCGAACGCACCTCCACCTGAAAGGCTACCATCATTCAATAACTCTCCCATTGGATTATATAAATAATCCCAGTTATCCACCGGCTTCATATATTGTCTATTGTGTCGTATTGCCATTATCTATAAATATCCTATTATTACTTTTATATTATTAATATTACTTTGGTCTTATTTTACCAAAAATCCCACGGTTTAGTGTAGTTGATGCATCAGCAAACGTACCACGCCCAAATAACCCACCAATACGTCTAGTTCTATTATTACCAGACTTAACCGGTTTCACCGTATCAGGGACAGGTTTTTCCACCGGTTGTATATCCGGTTCAACTCCTGCTTTTATAGAACCATCATCTTTTATCGGTGTATTTGGTGTAATTGTAATTGTTTTATCTAATCCTTTTAATTTATCGTTTTGTGTTAGATTAGAAGTAGCGGTAACCGTAGTTGTTATTAATGATTGCAATAATTGATTATCTACTTTGGTGTTTATTACATCTTTTATATCTTGTGGATAATCTACGAATGTAATATTTTTCATATTGTAATCAATAGAATCACTTAATCTATTTGTTAATAATTGTCCTACTTGTTGTACATTATAAAACTCATCTAAATCAATTGGTTGCGATGACAATTGTCCATAATTAGAATTACCCAAAATATATTCTTTACCTTCAAATTGGTTATATAAACTTTTTTTAAAATCTGTAAATATTTTTTCTTTAAATGCTTTATATTGTGAATCGTTTCCAAACTTAAAATCACGCTTAACTACATTTAACCAATTTTTACCATATTCTTTTATTAAATAGTTATCTATTAAATCACTTATTTGTAATTGTATTGAATCTATTTGTTTTTGTATTAAATCTAAATTTTCTCTTAATTCCAATGCATTGTCAATAAATGAATTGTATCTAGCTGTTATTTTATTATTTTGAACAACATCCGTAGTTATTAATGGTTGAATACGAATCTCCGTTCTACTTGGTGAAATTTCATGTATCCAAACTCTTTGTTTTTTATCATCCAATCCAATATAGTTTTTAACAAAATTAAATACTACATTAAATTCACCATTACCATATCCCGCATCATTCACCAATTTTTCAACATCAATATCAAATACTTTTTCTTGAGTTAATGGGTCTATATCACTCTTAAGATATTTTGTTAAATTATCTTTATGAATATATCTAACCGTCACACCATTTGTTTGTTGTAATAAGTTATTAGCTAAATCATATAATCTAAATTCAATAACATCATTTTTTGACATTCCAAAATCAGTTACATTTTTAGCTATTGTTTTAAATACATTCAAATCTTTAGAACTAACTAATTGCGCAGTTGAATCTAAATTAAGATTAATGTTTTCAATATTTTTAAAATCTTTTATTGACATATATTAATATTTATGTGTTCTAAATGTGAATTTTTTATCTTCACTTTTACCATTAGCATCCACATCTTTAACTGTAATTTTTAAAGTCCAATCAGTTCTAGATGGTCCTTTGGAACTCCACCAGTGTTCTCTGTAAGTACCTCCATTCCCTGTAGTCCAAGCTGAATTAGGGTTTTCTGTTGAAAATCGTTTTGTTTCGTTTGCTTTTAATGTAATTGGCAATGTAAATCCAAAATCAAATGGAAGTTGTTTATAACCGGCGGCGCATTCTACCATTACAGTTACATCCTTTGGTCCAACTACTATATCAAAATAAGCACTCCAAGCAGTTTTTAAATTACCACCGGCGGGTATAAATTTATTAGCAACTCCATTAGGTCCACCATTAAAATCATTTATAAAATCAAATCCATCTAATTTTCGTTTTGTAGGGTCACCACCATCGAATACAATAGTAGATAATTCACCAGTTGCAATACCACCTGCTGCTACCGCCTGTGCTTTTGCACTTAGTTGTTGTGCTGCTACTTGTAAACTTGCATTTGCTTGCGCTAATAAATTATTTAATGTATCTATTTGTTTAATTAATGCTGTTTTTTGTGCAACTAATCCCGTATTCTCTGCTTCTAATGAAGTTCTTTCTGTTGCTTCATTTATTGCCTTAGTTAATGATGTTGTTAAATTAGATTTTAAATCTAATGTAGTTTGTTGTATTGAACCTAATTTATTATTTAATCCTGCGTTTTGTACTCTTAAATTATCATTATCAAGATATAAAGAACTACTATCTGCCATTAGCGCCTGAACCCTTGCTTTTAAAGAATCAACATCTGCAGTTAACATATTTACTTGAATTTGTAAATCTGCACTATGTGATAATTCAGTATCATATATTGGTTTAGGAACTAAATCTAATCTTATTTCAGGCAATGGTTTTATAAGTTCCGTTACTTGTAAATTAACTGATTTAGACAATTCATTACTATTGTATTGGTCTAAATATAATTTAGTAGTAATCGTTTCTTCCGTACTATTAGTTGTATCTATATATTTTTTAGTTAATGCCATTATTTGTAAATATCAAATGTACCGATTTCAAAAATTTCTTCATTATCACTAGTAATTGATTTTACTAATAATGTATAATTTCTACCAACTGGCCAATTCTGAAAATTTAATTTTACTAAACTATTAAATTGACCTTTTATAACTTTACTTGCATCGGAATATCCTATAATAGTTTCTTTTGTTAAAGTATCAATTACACTATAATATGCCGTTGATGGTAAATAATATTTTACTTGATATACAAAGGCAGTATTAAATTGTTTTATTGGATATAATTCTCTTGCATCAATTTTAAGTGTTACCTTTTGTCCTTCTTGATATGATGTTTTTAAATTTGGTGAATAGCATCTATACGAAACATCATAACTACTGCTATTAATAAAATCAGTAATGTTTGTCAAACTTCCACTAACTACATCCGTTTCTAAATAAGTAATAACTAATTTAGGTTGATAAATTGTATTAGTTTCTTTTGAAAACATTTTAATACTACCATAATCAACTAAATCAGTTTCTTTATCAGTTGGAAACTTAAGTATAATACCATTATTTGTTATACTGCCACTATTCCATTTTTTAACAAATTCAGTAACATCTAAATTAATATCTTCTAAGGTGTACTGGAACGATTGTGAGGATACCGATGAGGTAAACCACGTACCACCAAGCCCACTCTGAGAACCGGTTGTAAAGGGGTTAAAACTAGCTCCTTGCCCCTCTACATATGTATTGTTCCAAATAGTAGAAGTGTCATCTCCATTTTTATAATACCAGGTTGCACCATTTGTAGTAATGTTATCAAAACGAGTACCAGTACCATTTTCCCAACTTTGAGAAATTGGATATGCCTCTACATTAAATCTCGCGGCAATTTCGTCTGCTTTAGTTATTTTTAATTGCAATGATGCAGTAAATGAACCACTTGGTATTGTACGATTTGCTATACTCTTAGATATTTCAGTAGTATCAAACTGAATTAATACTCTACTCGTATCAGGTGTGCCACCATAATACACTTTAGAAATTTCTAACATTTCATCTATACCAGTATTTTGGTAAGGTTGTTGTAAGTATATAGTTGCATCTTGTGATGCGGTATAAAATAATATCATTATAATGCTCTCCCTTTAATATCTTTCCCTGGATATTTTAATTCAAATATAGAAGGGTCTAATGATGGATAAACAATTTTGTTTTTAGTTGCTTCTACTATATT